CTATAAAAAGGAACTTTTACTCTAGTAAATCGTTCTAATAATCTATATCTATCTGTAATAGCACCATCATAATCTTTACTATCTACCTCAGCAGGAGTAAATACCTTTTGACTATTTTTTTGAGTAGAGTCTGGATAGTCGTCATATACATCTGTTTGTGTATGTAATTCTATATTAGGTAAAAACTCTTCTACATCTGGATATAAATCCAATAACTGTTCTTTGGTAATTATAGTAGACAATATCATATTAGCTGCATCTTTAAAATATCTATCTTTAGATGCAGGGTCTACATATACTCTAAAAGGATTAATATGTGTAAACATTACTTCACCTCTACCATAATCTTTTTCAGGGTCTATGTAAGCATAAAAATATCCCATACCTGTAGTAGCATAGTCATGTACTGCTTGTTTAAAATGGTGTTGTCCATCAGAAATATCGTATACGTATTCTAATAAAGTTTTCCATACATTAGACATTTTAGTGTCAGAATCTTCTCTAGCTAAAACACTAAACTTAACTGGCTTAGAAGTCATAATAGATTTAAGTTTATCTATAGCAGCATATATTCTATCTATTGTAAAATCTGCTTGACCTATAGATTGTAATAAATCAGACTCTGCTGCAGAATAATGATTACCTAATGTAAAATCTATTGCATCTCTTGCTTCTACATCCCAATCTTTTCTAGCATCTGCATACTTTCTAAATAAATTTCTATTATCTCTTGCTTTTTGGTCTTCTTTAATGGGTGACATAATTATTTACCTTGATTTGTTATTTTTTTTATTTGCAGCTTCTGCTTTTAAATCATACTCAGTCTTACCACCGAAAGGTTTAGGTATGTTTGTCTTATTTTTTACATTGTACATATTTATATCGTGGTTCACTTTTGATAAATTAAACGTATCATTAAATTGATTTCTTTTTTTATCTACTGCTTTGTAAAGCTTTCTTAATAATCCTATGTTGTCTATTTTTGCCACTATGCTTCCTCTTTTAAATATGGTTCTAAAAATTCTTTATAAAATTCTTTATTACGACCTAAAGGTTTTCTATTACCTTCTGTGTCTTTATATACTCTTTCATAGTGCTTAAACCCTTCTCTTGTTGGGTCATCTTCTACAGCACCTTTAACATCATTGTTCATTAAACATCTAGATGTAGTTGGAAAACTTTTTAAGTTTCCTATATTAAAATAATAATCAGCTAAAGCGTGCTTTAGTCTATCATCTACATTATTCCACTTTACTCCCTTAGCTACACAATAGTTTTTTGAGTGCATTAAAGAAAGAATTGCTTCATGTTCTAGTGTTTGCTCTACTTCCAAAACAGTCATTCCACCTTTATCTAAAGCGTTTTGCTCTGAAAGTGATTTAATTTTATATCCGTATCCTATAGTTTTAAATCCACCTTCTGGTGAATCGTATGGATAAAATATTTCCCCTACTTTATTTTTGTACCCTTCAACCCTTTTTAAGTAGCCAAGGTATTCTTCTAGTGTATAGTCAGATACCATATCCCTAAAGAATTTACTACCAGTAATTGCTCGAAATCTCATACTTTTAATCCAGTTACCCAATTAATTTTAGTTCTTACTCTAGGTAGCATATCATCTACGCTTTCATACTCATCATTTTTAATAACAGTACTTCTAGGTGGTTTAGCAAAAAAGTCAGAATAATATAGACCATCAAGTAAGTCATCGTTTCTCCCTTTTGGAAATTGAAACAATTCATCTATAAGTTCTGTATGTTGTTTTCTTAAATATAGTTTCTTACTGTTTACAATACTTCCTAGTGACATTTCAAGTCTATCTTCTTTTTTAATACCATGTGGAGGTCGTACACCCATTTTAATACCTGGAAGTAATCTTTTTTCTTTTCTTGCCATTCTTTCTACCATATCTCTTACCATTTCTTGAGCACCTACAGTTTCTACTGAGCACCTACGTATAGGAGCATATTTTTTAGCCATCTTTATAATTTGTTCTGGCATATCAAACGCTGGTATCTTATCATGGTAATAATCTATTACGTATCTGTTTTTTTGTGCATCTATACCCATTACCATAATTACTTGATAGTCAGAGCTTTTTGTAGCTGTATGAGCTAAATCCACTCCTAAATATACATATATAGGTATCATTTCTTCTTGATTTTTTAAATAACAAAATTGTCCATCTGTAAAAAATTCGTAGTTGTGGTATCTAATTTTATCCATTTGGAATGTAGCAGATGCAGAGTCTCTAGCATCATTCATGTATTCTTGTGCAAACTTATCTATTTTACCAGCTTCTATAAATTCTTGTCTTTTTATTTTTAATTTATCTAAAGAGAATTGTTCTTCCCATGTAGCTTTACCATCTTCTATAGCTTTAATAAATGTAACATCCCAAGGGTAATCTTTTTTATTTTTGACTGATTCTTGCCAACCGTCGTGAATATTTTGTAAGAAAGCGTCATAATGTACGATTGTACCTGATAACCATATCCATCCTTCTTTACCTGGACTTTCTTCTAAAGCTGGATATACTGTAGAAACAATCCATTGTTTAATCTCATCTCTACGTACTGCTGTTTTAGTATTAAGCTCTGATTCAAAGTCATCAAGTATAATACCTGTATATCTTACATCTACCTCAGAACGACCACGAAGACGTTGTGAAGTACCTTTAGCAATTATACGATGACCTTTATTAGTTACTAAGTCTTTTTCTGTCCATCTCTTACCTGTGTCTCCACCACACATATTTCCAAAGTAATGTCTTATAGCGTCATTATTTTCTAGATGTGAACGAATATATTTTAAATGGTCAATAGACTGACCTTGTTCTTCAGCAACCCAAGCCATAAACTGTGGTTCATCTTTAGAAGCAAAACACAGCTTGTGCATAATAGCTGCCTTCATTAATACTGATTTTCCAAAACCTCTGGGAAGCACATTACAAATACGTGCTCCAGGTTTTGTACTAATCAATTTTTTACCTAATTCATAATGAAAAGGTGGAGATTCGGATTTATGTAAAAAATCATTTGGTAAAAATAATTTACCAAACAGTATTAAATCCTTAGAAGCTTTATAAAGTAACTCTTCTTTATCTGTAATACTAGGCTTCACCATGCTCCCTAATAAAAGATTTGTTCAAACCTATTAATTCAGCATCTTCATTATATACAGATAAACAACTACAATTAATATTAATATATTTATCAGAAGGTATTATTTCAATATCATCATATACTATATCGAATACTGGAACGTAAGTTTGTTGTAGTTCAATCGTTTTCTGGCATATCAGGCACTTCCCGTGTTTGCTCTGCAATTTTTTTGACATTCCCACCTTCTAGTAATTTTAATTGTTTATCTGAAAATCCACTAAATAACTGAATAGATTCGGTTTGTTTCTCTTTTTTATTCAACATACCAGATAATTCCATAAGTATCTTTATAGAATTTAGCTTATCGTTATCCCTGACATCTACCTTATCTACTATTTCTTTTGTTTTTTCTAATAAGTACTGAGGTGTTACTTCTACTTTTTCTAATAGTTTTTCTATTTCTTTGTCTATCAACTGTTTTATCCTTTTTGTTTTTAATAATAAGTTTGTTTGAGTAGTAATATACTCTTTTGATTTAGCTGCTGGGAAAGCTTGCTTATATGCGTCGACTACCCCTTCTCCCTTAGCAACATACTTAGCAAATAAAAATTCTTGCTTAGTAGGTTCTTTTCTGTCTTTAAAATGTTTTTTACTGTTTACTCCATTGAAGTTATAAATGTTTTCTCTAAGCTCTCCTTCAATTCTAGAAGAAGGAGCACAATTATGCATACCGATAGCTGTTCGAATATATTCTCTATTGTTTAATGCTCCCTTGTCTAGTATTTGACAAACCTGCCCATCATCTGTTAAAATCCAAGACAGTAATGGAGCATTCCTCCAATCTTTATATATTCTTTGTGTTGGCATAACCTGCCTAAGTTCATCAATATTGTCATAAACTATATGCTCCTCATCTTTAATTATTCTTTTTTTCACTTTCTATGCACTATATAGTCAGGTTCTTTAGCAGACAACCTTACCTCTACCCAACCTTTAGTTTGTGGCTCAAACATAGCATATCGTGCGTATTCAGCATATCCTATAAAAGAACCACCCCTAACAAACCATTGTCTACGAATTTCTTCATTTTCTTTCATAATCTCGAAAGAATCTATAGGTTTAGCATATAGCTGGTGATTATGACCTAAATAGTACATATCGGCTTCAGGGAATATATTTCTTAGTCTTTGTAGCTCTAAGTCTCCATTTTTACCTCCACCTTTACCATGACCACTAGCAAAGGTAAATTGTCCACCTTTGTAGTTAATTACTGTATATCCAGGAAAAGGAAAGTAAGGTATTTCCAAATCGTCAGCCATCACACGAATAATATCTATTCCTGCTGCTCTAACTGAACGTAATGTGTCGTGATTACCACCTCTAACAAATAAACACTTATGTTTAATAGGTCTAATCATATTAACAAACTGTTCATATTGCTCGTTATTATCAAATGCTTGGTCTCCTTCTGGTATATGGTAGTTAGGTGGAATAAACTCTAACATATCACCATTACCAAACCAAAATGCATTCGGGTCTTTTTTAATTTTGTCTATAACTTTTAAAAATAAAAGCCTATCAAACACTTTACTACCTACATGAACGTCTGTAATGCAATGCAAGTTGATTTTTTTCTTATTTAAAGTAATTTCTTGTACTTTACCTGGTACTATCATCTTCTTTTTCCTTTTTGTCTAAAATATGTAACGAATCTTCGGTATACATATAATAACTTAGTAAAATTATACTATAATTTATCAAATCTAGCATAGTGTCTTCTAGTTTTTCATCTTTTATAGCCATTTTGCCATTTCTCTTCAATAAATTAGCAATTCTAGCTATCTTATCTGATATTCTAACTAAAATGCCTGTAGGTGTATCGCATATTTTTAACGATTCTACCATTTCAAAGTTAGAAAAAGGTTCTTGTGTCTGTGCATAGTCTATATTCTTGTTATCGCATAAAGACTTAGCCTTCTTTATTATTGCGTCATAGTTAGGAATCATACTTTCCTCCTGATTTTTCCCATAAGTAGTTACCAAAGCCTAATTGGTATAAGGTATTAGCAACAACTTGGACTTGTGTTTCTGACATTTCTAAACTAGTACCATAAGTAACAGCGTGCATTACTTCATGGCACAATACTTCTAGTATTTTAGAATCTTTCATCTGAGCTTCTAGTATTATCTCGCAATTACGCATAGATATAGCTCCTAGTATCTCTAAATCGTCTGTACCAAATTCTGCTTTAGAGCCAGAAATAAAACGAATAGAATAAGTGTGACCGTTTATATCAAGCCTTAAAGGCTTATTTGGTATCTTTATCTTTTTCATCAGCACCTACAATAGAGTCTTGTAAAAATTTATTAAATTTATTGGTATCTTTCTTCATTTCTATATATTTATTAATGACATCTTCTAACCATTGTAGTCTTTGTGTGACTTCCATAATCAATCTCTTATTGGAAGCTATGTTGAATACAATCTCTTTATTGGTGGCTTTTGTTTTTCTTTTCATATCTAAGTTTAAATAGCTATTAAAACAATAGTCAAGTGTTTTTTTAAAAAAAAATTATTATATATATAGCGATAGTTCTTGACTTCACTGTAAAAAGTCATTAATTTCTAGCTAGAACTAGCGTCAAACCTCTAGCTAGTATAGTTAGTATAGTTAGCCGATTCCCTAAATCCTTCTATATCAAGACATAGAGACACAACAAAAACTTAAAAAATTACACAAGTATGTGCGTGCTTCTTTTTTTACGTGCATAACCCCCCTCGTTCTGATTCTAGGTTAGGAAAAGTCGGTTGAGTATCGACGAGAGATTAGAGAATGAGCACCAGAACTAGTTGAGAACCGAAACCTGATTGAGCACCAAACTTGAGCACTTTTCGAGCATTTCCATTTGTGATTTGTCGAGGACGTTTATGTCGACAAACCTCATAACTTCACTCATTTTGTCCTACGTGCGTAGCAGACCGAACGCATAATGCGTACTGAGACCCCTCATAGAATTACGAAAGTGCTTCCCTTTGTGCGTATAATGTTGTAAATTGGTGCTGAAACCGAGGTGAATTGAGACACCACCGAGGAACAACACCATAATGTCTCGACATAGCTAAGGAGCTAACAATGAATACAGAGATAATGACCGAGAGAGAATGTGCAATGATTGAGAACGCGAACTTCGCGAAGGGTGTATCCCTCGCTGAGAGAACGCGTAGATACATTGAGACCACCATAGTACGCGAAGAAGAGCCGAGAAGCCCAGAGGTAGAGTCCTCTCTACGCGAAGAGATGGCA